CTGGATACCTACAAGACTCATTAACGACAGCACCAAGCAACGATGTCAAACTTGGCACGATCATGTACGGCGCAGCTCTTTACCGGCAACGCGGCTCAATCGACACATTCGCAGGGTTCGACGGAATGAGTACCGCACCGATCACCGGGCTATCACCGATGATTAAACAACTCGTCGGCATTGACCGCCCACAGGTCGCCTAATGTCGTGGCCCGACCTATTCAATGAAGGCATCGACGACCTAGCGACCACACTCGCGACGATTTCGGGGCTACGCGTCGTCACCAACCCCAAAGACATCAACCCGCCTTGTGTGTTCATCAACGCGCCGTCAATTGACGCATGGAACTACAACATTGCCCGCATGGAAGTCCCCGTTGACGTTGTCACGCTCGGCCCGGCATCGCTTGACGCCCTACGAGACATACTTGCGATTGTGGCAAAGCTGCTTGATAAAAACGTCGCGGTGACGTCAGCAACCCCGGCAGTCTTTGAGGTCGGCTCCCAAACGTATGCGTCGTATCGTGTTATCATCCCCATGCAGGTACAAACAGCATGAACGAATACGAGATCATTTCTGAACGGTGCGGCGAACCCGGTCAACCGTTTATTCCCAAACCTGGTGTCAACGTCGACGCGTTGATCCAATTTGGGTTTATCAAGCCAAAATCGAAAACCAAAAAAACAAAGGAAGTAGACGACAATGCCTAGTTCAACCTATTTGTCGAACCCGGTTGTCACCGTCAACTCGGTTTCGTTAACCGACCAATGCACCGCGGCGACTTTTAACCGTCGCTACGACCAGCTTGAAGCAACCGCATTTGGTGACACCGACCGCAAATTCACTAAGGGACTCGAAAACAACGAATTGACGTTGACGCTGTACATGTCGTATGCATCAAACGAGACCTACGCCACGCTTGCGGCACTAGTAGGGACACAGACAACGGTGCGCGTACAGCCCGCCGCGCCACCCGACTCGGCCACAAACCCCGGTTTTATTTTGACCGACTGTTTCCTCGCCGAACTCCCGGTCATTAACGCCACTATGGGCGAACTATCCACGATCGACATCACGTTTGTCGGCGGTGTCTACTCCGTCGACGTCACCCCATAAGGACACACAATGGCTACATCGACCTACCTCGCCGCGGCAACCGTCGTTATCAACACGACACTCGATCTATCCGATCAAGTGCAATCAGTGACGTTCACGCGACGTGTCGACCAATTGGAAAGCACCAGCATGGGCGACGCCGCCCGCCGTTTCGTATCGGGCCTTGGAAACAGCGAATGCACCGTAACGCTGTACCAGTCATACGCCACAAGCGAGACGTATGCGATCCTAAAAGATTTGGTCGGTACGACATGCACCCTCGTTGTCAAACCAACATCGGCGGCAGCATCATCTACTAACCCCGGTTTTACATTGACGGGTGCGTTTCTCGCCGAACTGCCAGTCATTAACGCGACTATGGGCGAATTGTCAACCATTGACGTCACGTTCACCGGCGGCGCATACACCGCTACCGTTTAACCACCCTGAACCCGGCGAAAGGCCCGACATGAAACTCACACTTCGCGTAGACACAGGCGAAGGCCCCTACGAAATCAACACCAACCTTGCGGTCATTGTCGCGTGGGAACGCAAATACCGACGCAAAGCAAGCGACCTCGCACAAGGCATCGGCATGGAAGATTTGGCATACCTTGCCTATGAAGCAAGCAAACGCAACGGGGTCGTCGTTCCAATCGAGTTCGACAAATTCATCGACAAACTCATCACTCTTGACGTTGTAAGCGAGGAACCCGAAAACCCTACCGATCCGGCACCTACCGACACCAACTAGCAGCTCTGTTAGTTGCTATCGGCTGGTGGCCGCATGAGATAGAATTCGACCACGACGACCTAGCAACGGTCGTAAAGATCATTAACGACAGGAACAAACGCCGATGACCGTCTCAACCCAAATCGAGGTAGCCGGACTAAAAGAAGCGTTACGGGAAATCAACCAAATCGACAAAAAAGCACGCCAACAAATCACCCGCGAATTCAAGTCGATTATGAAACCCGTCGTCAACGAGGCAAAACAAAACGTACCGAAAACACCACCAATCAGCGGTTGGGGTCGATCATGGAAAACCCCGTCTGGGTTCCAAATGCTGCCATGGGACGGCAACCCCGCCACAAAACTCGTTGACGTCAAAGTATCCGGCAAACGCCCCCGCGAATACCAAGGTCAAATACGCGATCTCGCGGTTCTTATCGTGCGGTGGCGTGGCGCAGTAAACACACTGTTTGACATGGCACGAGACTCCAAAACCCCGCAAGGCGCCAACATGATTGCCGGTCTTAATAGCCGTGTTGGTCGCGCTAGCCGTGTTATGTGGCCAGCGTATGAAGCAAAAGCAAACGAGGTCGAGGGCGCGTTACGCGACGAAATCGAAAAGGTTATGGCTATGGTCAACCGCAAAATAAATAAAGGCGCGCTCTAATGGCTGTACGCATACCGATTATTACCGATTTTGACGGCAAAGGCATAGAACGCGCCAAAAAAGAGTTTTCACAACTAGAAGGCATCGGCGCAAAAAGCGCGTACGCGATCCGCAAAGCATTTATACCCGCTACCGCCGTTGTAGCCGGACTAGCAAAAGTTGGGTTTGACGCCGTAGAAGCAGCTTTAGCAGATCAAGCAGCGCAAGAAAAATTAGAAGGCCAACTCAAACGAACCACCCGAGCAACGAAAACACAGATCACCGCCACCGGCGATTTTGTTGATCAACTAATGTTTGCCACAAATGTTGCAGACGACGAGTTACGCCCGGCATTGTCAACCCTTGCGACCGCTACAGGCGATCTCACCGACGCTCAAAAACTTCTAAGCCTTGCCGTTGACATTTCAACACAAACTGGCAAACCATTAGAGTCAGTTGCCGCAGCTCTCGGCCGTGCCTACAACGGGCAATACACTGCGCTACAAAAACTTGACCCGTCGTTGCGTGACCTAGTTAAGTCGGGTGCATCAGCCGATGAAGTATTCGGAAGCCTAAACAAAAAATTTGGTGGTGCCGCAGCCGATCAAGTCGGAACTACTACAGGCAAATTTGAAAATATGAAACTTCGCATGGACGAATTAAAAGAGTCAATAGGGCAAACACTCATACCGTTTGTTGAAGGTTTATTACCGTATTTACAAAAATTTGCAGATTGGGCAGAAGAAAACCCCGACAAATTTAAAACTATTGCGGCTGTAATTGGTCTTGTAGCCGGGTCGATTGTTGTGTTAAACGTGGCGTTAGCGGTCAACCCGATCGTGCTACTTGCTGGCGCAATCGTTGGCCTCGCAGCTGTTATGGCGTTGAACTGGCCAAAGGTCAAAAAGTTTTTTGAGGATTTCCGAGCAGAAATCGACAAAACACTCGGCCCGCTTGACGAACTGGTCGGCCTATTTTTTGAGGGCTTCGGCCAAGCACTCGGTATCGGTGACAGCATTTTTCAAGGTTCCGACCCACGGTTTAACGATCCACGCAACCGACCAAAACGCAAAATGGCTACTGGCGGCCTCGTGATGACCCCAACGAGCGCAATTGTGGGTGAGGCAGGGCCAGAGTTAGTGATCCCGCTTGACCGTCTTGGCGACATGGGCGGCGGCAACAATGTTGTGATTAACGTGAACGGCGGCGACCCGAACGCTGTCGTCGACGCGCTACGCACCTACATGCGGCAAAACGGATCAGTACCAATTAGGGTTAGCAACCTGTACTAGCCATGCCAACCGCAAACTACGAGTTCCAGTATTACAGTCAAAGCCTCGCCGCATGGGTTGACGTTGACAACATGCTCGACTACGACGTCAAAATTGGTCGCGATTTCCAGCTAGACACATACCGCGCTGACACTTGCCGAGTCACATTTTGGCTTACAACCGGTGTGTCATTTGCTGGCCCGCAGTACACAGTCAAACCCGGTATGCCAATACGGATTATCGACAAAACCCGCAAAGTAATTTTATTTTCTGGTATTACCCGCGATACACAGGTTGATTACGGCATGCCGTATAACTCGGTGACCGATGTTGGCAATGCTGACCGGTTCACGGTGTACGGCGAAGGTGCGTTAGCCGTGTTTGGGCGTATGTCAGGCGACGGTTATGTCATGGCCGCGGATACGTTGAACGATCAAATTGACACCGCAGAAACACAGTCGGGGGGCACGATTATTGCGCCGTATGATGCCGCCAGTATTTCAATGGGTGGCACAACGGTTAGCGGTACTTGGGGTGATTGGGTGACGCGTGTTGTGTTGACGTTGAATGACCGTATTCGCCAGTTAGAAGATGAGATCGAGATTGTTTCTAAATACGATTTAGAACCGTTGTCGATGTCGTTTGCAACAGTGGACGGCCCGCTATTTCAACGGTATGACCGCATCGAATACGAAAGTTTGGCTGATAACTATTACACGCAGGTCATTGTGCAACCCGAGGGGTTAGGTGAAGCGGTCGCAGAGTTAGGGTCGAAACCGTTTAGGACATACACGGTGAACACGGTCAACGCGTCGGTGGCACAGGCCGAGGATTACGCTGATTATTTGCTGGCCAACTATTCGAGTTTGGCGGCAGGGTTATCTATGATCGGCGCCCGGTCAAGTAATCAGGGCACTAATTTTTATTTGGACAACATGGGCGAGGCTGACGGGGTAACAGATTTTTACACGCAAAGCCTTGTTGGGTATTACACACAGGTCGCGTTTCGCACGTTGAGTACTGACGTCGTAATTGAGGGTTTAACGATTAGCGGCAACCCTGACGAGCAACGGTTCACGTTCCAATTTTCGCAACGCGATCTAAACTCGTATTTGATCCTCGACGACGGCACTTTCGGCACGTTAAATAACAACAAGTTAGGATATTGAGTTATGGCTACGCCCCCGGATTTTTCAGTAGGTCAGGTTTTAACCGCGGCACAAATCAACGCCGTCGGGTTATGGAAAATCACTACCGACACGTTTACAAATGTGGCGTCACGGACGTTAAGCAACATTTTCAGCAGCGATTTTGATCATTACCACATTATTTATTCAGTTAATTCAACTGCAGTAACTAGTGGTCGTGTTTTGACTGTGCAGTTGCGTAACTCTGGCGGTACTTCAGCGACTAACTACATTTCGGGTTTTCGTGTTATAGACGTCAATTTAGCAAACGCAAACTGGGCGACAGGTTTTACGTCTAATACGTTGTTTTATGCTGGCTATTTGGGCGAACCGGGTTTTGCACCTGCGTCGGGTTTCATGAACATTTACAACCCAAACGCCGCAGCAGACACAACACAAACAGGTCAGGCGTTCGGTTTAAGTAGCGGTGTCGCGTATTACAACATGACATTTGGTGGTGTTAATACAAACAACACGGCCTACACCGATCTTGTGTTTGCGCCAACCGGCGACAACATGACGGGCAACATAACTGTCTACGGATATCGAAAATGAGTGACACCGTTCTAGCCGCAATCGTGACGGGCGGATTTGCCGTCGTCGTAGCCGGTATCGGCTACCTTTCGCGCATGACCCGCCGCGACCACGGGCAAACATCGGCCAAACTCGACGAGTTGCTACGCGGTCATGACCGTATTGAGAACAAGATCGACGGGCATATCAACGATCACGCAAAAGGCAACGTATGAACCCCGCCGTCAAGAGTTACCTACGCCATGTTGCGATTGCCCTAACGCCGTTGCTAACCGTCCAAGACTCCGACTGGCGACATTACCTGTTTGCGGTCGCGTTGGCGATCCTCGGGCCGTTCATGCGGGCTATCGACCCGGCCGACAAAGAATTTGGCGTAACCGATGACAACTAGATACCCAGTCAAAAAACCTGTGATACCGCAAACCTGCAAACAGCAAGGGTGCGGCACGATCACAAGCCTGAAAGACTTGCGGGGCGGGCACGGTCAAATGTTCACCCGCGCCGCGACCGACTTCAACCGCATGTATGCCGCAGCTCTTGACGCCGGGTTCGAGTTACAAGTAATCGGGGATTACCGCACACTGGCCCGCATGAAACAACTGTTTTTTGATCGTTACCAACTGGAACCGTCGGGGCGTGTACCGAAAGTCACCCGCCGCTACCAAGGCAAAACGTGGTACCTAAAAAAAGGCAAGTCACCGTGCGCCGCACCACCCGAAGGCACACCACCAAACCAAACCGGTGGCTCGATGCACGGCTACGGCATCGCGGTCGACGTCAACACGCAAGCGGCGCAGCTCTTAGCGTGGCTACGCCGTAACGCCCCTACCTACAACTTCTACTGGCAAGGCCAACCCACACTGCCGAACGGGAAACCAAACCCCGAATGGGAATCATGGCACCTAAATTGGGTTGCACCGACGCCAACCAAAAAAAAGAAGTAACCTAGATCGCAACGAGGTTCCCCTTGTTGGACACGGGCTACCCCGGTTCGGTGCGTTTTTAGCCTTTCTCGCCGGGCCGGGGTACTTGCATTACCGGGCACAATTCCCTACCCTCGTAGATACCCGACAAACGGAAAGGCTAAACCCGTTATGACAGATACACCGTCACTATTCGACGCTCTCGCAGCCATACAGGCAACAAACGAGGCAATAGAACGCGTCGACCGCAACGCTGACCCGGACTGGAAAACCCACGCCCGCGCCGCGATCCAATTCCTGGCACGAACCCGGCAAGAGTTCACTACCGACGACGTATGGGAATTTATGCACCAACGCGGCCATGACGCACCACACGAACCGCGCGCCCTCGGCGCACTCATGCGCGAAGCAGCCCGGCAACGTCTCATTGAGGCAACCGACCGGGTACGCCCGTCCGAGCGCCCACAATGCCACATGAACCCTAAGCGTGTATGGCGGTCACTATGACCCCGCAACCATTACCGACCGACGTTCCCGGCTACCCAATCAACGGCGTCTACACACTGGCCCTACTCGGGTTTTGTGTGTTGGTCGCCGTCATGTATAGGAGACACCGCCGATGAAACTACGCACACTTATGCTCGCTACCGCTCTCACAATGCCCGTGAGCGCCGTTGTAAGCCCCGTACAGGCACACAAAACCGTGCCATGCCATAAGTGGCACGCCGAACTTAAACGCCACAAATTGCCCGTCGACGAGTTCTCATGGATTATGTACCGCGAGTCGAAATGCGTCGCCAAGGCGGTCGGCTGGAACTATCGCGGCGACCTCGACCACACAGCATGCCCGTCGGGTGCGTTTCACCGGCACCGTCAATGCGCCGCAGTGCGCTCATGGGACATGGGACTATTACAAATCAACTCTGGGCATAACACACTCACAAAACAAATTTGCGGAGCGTCCACCCGATCACGAATACTGTTACAACCCTCGTGTAACCTCGCGGTAGCGAAATACTTATACGATCGCTACGGCCTCGCCCCATGGGCAGGCAATTCCAACTAGAAAGGCACAATATGGCAGTCAACACCGCCACCCTTATTGCACGACTCTTTGAACGCGCAAACATGCATGACACGTTTGGACGCACCGACGAAGGCGACATTTTGCGTGAAGCAGCCGCCGCATTGGCGGAAGCAAAAAACGAAAAAGTCATAGGCAACATGCTCGTCGACATACTGAAAAGGAAATAACCGTGTTCAACCCCGACGACTACGAACCCGTTGCGGTCAGGCTCGACCGCTGGCTCAAAACCGCAACCGATCCCCGCGTCATAACCCACCTCATCGAATACGGCGCCGATTACTGTGTGTTCCGTGCCGAACTCTACGAAGCAGACAAACTCATCGCCACAGGCTGGGCAGAAGAACGCCGCACCGATCGCGGCATCATGTCTGGCTCAATGGTGGAAGTATGCGAAACCTCGGCTATTGGTCGCAGCTTGGCAAATTGTGGTATGGCTGGCAGCGATCCGAGCCGTCGCGCTAGCCGTGAAGAAATGCAGAAAGCGAACCGACCGGGTACGCCCGCTCACACGAGCGGAACAGGATCGCCCCGCCCCGCGTCCGAAAAACAAATAAACGCCATAAAGACCATGAGCAAAAAAGCCGGAAAACTACCACCCGCCAACCTTGACGACATGACATCTATGGAAGCATCAGAAGCGATTGCGGCACTTAAAACAGCGCTTGACGGCACCGGCTCAACCGTCGAAGAGTATTACCGCAACAAGCCGAGCGGCGGTTACACAGGTGACTGACGACGACTACATAAAAGGTTTAGAGTCAGCCGTTGACCATTGGCGGAAACAATACGAACGCGCAAGCGAACGCGCCGCGTATTGGGCGAAAATGTACGACGAACTTACCGAGATCAAAAACAGCCAACTTGACGACGACGACGAAATAACAATTTACGATGAATGACTACGGCCAAGGCCAACACTCATGCAACCACAACTACTGTGCCGTTTGCATACCCGAACTCTCACCGGACTATTGGCGCAAACGCGCACACAACGCCGAAGCACGCATCGCGGCGCTAGACAAAGAAAATGAATACCTACGATCACAATTAGCGCGGTTTTGGTCATGAAATTAGAAAAAGCGTATTACAAATACGGAGATTTTACGCTTGCCAAATGGCGCAATCGTTGGTCGCCGTGGCATTTACGATCCCGCATAAAAGCATTGAAAGAGGCGCTAGATAACAACGCTTACGGGTGGTCAAATTGTCATCAAGAATTGTTAGAAGCACGCAAGCGGATAGATGAATTACAATCATGACGACAATAGTTCTCATAGCATCATTGACGGCAATCGTCGCCATCATCGGGGGACTACTCGACCGATGAACGAAGCACAATTTCAGGCCGCTGTGATCCAACTCGCAAGGCTCAATCAATGGCGAGTATTTCACCCAAAGAAAATGCAAGGCCGAGACGGCACATGGCGCACCGCACTAACCGGCGACAACGGTTGGCCCGACCTCGTTTTGGCCCACGCCAAGAAGGGACTCATCGTCGCCGAACTCAAAGCAGATCGCGGCCGATTAACACAAGACCAGCACGCATGGCTAACAGCGCTCGCACCATGGGCCGAGATACACGTTTGGCGACCAACAGACATCGAGACGATCGCTAAGCGTCTAGGCTCAACGCCCGCACAAAACTAAACACACGCACGCTGACGTAGGGGATTGCACTCTGCTCGGATAACACACGGAAACGTGGGTAGAGCCCCATGCCATAGCGCAGGGGTGCAGCGTCCAAACGACACAAATGCGGAAGGCGACCGTCCTACACGAAAAACACCGGCGGCCTTAGGAGACAAACCTTAAACAGCGGGGGGACACGACCACAGAACCCAAACACGCTAAATTGACAGCAACCGAAGCGCGCAAGCGCAAGGGCGCTAGTAACAAAATCATGCAAAGAAAACCTAACAGTCACAAACAAGCAAAATCGCGGCAAGCAAGAGCCTTACACATTATTGCCCGCAAACTAGAAATAGGCGCATGCAACGACTGCAAATTAGAAGTAACAAATACCAACTTCATGGCCTTCCATTTTGATCACATTGACCGCACACTCAAATACAAAGCACTTTCCAAAATGGTAAAAGACCCATGCACACTTGCAGACATTGACAACGAAATAGCCAAATGCCGACTCCTATGTGCCAACTGCCACGCCATACGCACCTACTACAACAGAGACCATGACCAAATAACTGGACGACTACAAATAGAACACCTAACACTCTTTGACGATCTCGACTAATGACCCGCGAATACGACACACCCAAATACAAACAAAACCGCAAAGCACTACTCGCAGGCAACCCGCCCTGCCACTGGTGCGGAAAACCCGCCACCACCGCCGATCACCTAATCGAAGTCGACCGCGGTGGAGAGTCAAACCTTGACTCAATGGTGCCAGCCTGCCAGCCATGCAACAGCCGTCGCGGCAACAAATACAAACAACAACGAGACGCACTTATAAAGGCTCGTAGGGAACAGGCAATAAACAGTGCTAAAACGCCGTTTTTTACCGAACCAGCGACAACCCCGACCCCACC